TTAGTAATTCATAATCACCAATTCGCCGCGTTTGCCCCTGCTTTGCTGTTCTCTGCCGACCGAATATGCTAGTTCCAAGCGCTCTATTCTAAATTCGGCAAACAAGGCGCGGATGTCGGGGTGGTCGTTGATGCTGAGCATCATCTTGCCCTGCATGGTGCGCATGGCTTGGGCGAGTTGTTCGTACTCGCTCCAATCAAAGCCTAAGCCGTAGTCGGCGGTTTGCAAGTAGGGTGGGTCGGCGTAGAAGAAGGTGTGCGCTCGGTCGTAGCGTTTCAGGCAGCTTTGCCATGTTTCGTTTTCCACAAACACGCCGCCGAGACGCTCTTGCGCGGCTTGCAGCTTTTGGGCGACGGTGGTGGCATTCCATGCTTTGCCTGTTGTTTCCGTGCCGAAGGTTTGTCCTGTAACTCTTGCGCCGAAGGCGTTGTGTTGCAGATAAAAGAAGCGGGCGGCGCGTTGGATGTCGGTTAGGGTTGCGGGCGGCTGGGCTTGCAGTTGCACAAAGGTTTGGCGGCTGCTGAACAGCCATGCGAACTGGCGCACGAACTCGTCAAAATGGTGCTGCACTACGCGGTAGAGATTAACCAAGTCGCCGTTGATGTCGTTGAGCACTTCGCAGCGGGCGGGGGTGTCGCGCAGGAAAAACAGGGCTGCGCCGCCTGCGAACAGCTCTACATAACAGCCATGCTCGGGAAACAGCGGCAGCAGGTGTTTGGCTAGACGGCGTTTGCCGCCCATCCACGGAATGATGGGCGTGGTTTTAGCGTCTGTCTGTCTGTCTGTAAAAAGTTGCACCTTGTTTGTCCTTGTCAAACTGTTTTTCTGAATTTTGTTGCATTTGCTGCCTCTTGATTGAGTTACTTTTCCTGATGTCAGGACTTTTCTATTTTCGGCGCACGCCGCCTATGTTTCTTATCCCGCCTGCAAGGCAATGAGCAAGGCGATTTGGGCTAAACTTTTCAGGCTGCCCTAATTCTAATGCCTTGGCACACCACTCACTGCAAAACCACCTTTGCCGCGCCTGCCGAATCGGCAGCACCAAGCCCAACGCGCCGCAGTAATCGTATTTTGCGCCGCGTGTTTGTTGGAATAACGCCCACACTTTGTCATACGCATCCACATCGCGGATTTCCAGCAAATCCCACTTATCCGCAGGCAACGGCATGGTTTTGCTGCGCACGCCGCCGTCGCGCAGGCTAGCGGAATAGCAGTGGTAGTCATCGGCAAAGCTATGTTTGACGGCGATTTCGCAATGGCTGTACTGCCCATTCGTTGCCCATCGCACCGCCCAATCCATCAAGCGTTGCCACTGCTCGCGTGGGGTTTTGCCGCGTTTGCGCCCTTTATACAAAGCCAAATAAACCTGTGTCATGGTTTAGCCTCCCATTTCAGGCAGCCTGAAAGCAATCTCTATTGCTGCCAAATCATCCAATGTTTTTGCCCGCTCAATCTGCATTTGCAAGGCTTGGCGCTGCCCTGCCACGCCTGCTGCCAACGCTTCATACTGTTGCGTTTTGCGCAGCGCGGCGCGGATTAGCGTGATGCGGTCAATATTGCGGTGGTGGGCGATGCTGTCCAAGATGGGGGTGGGTGCGTTGTCGTCGTCTGCCCATGCTCGCGCTTCCGCGCCTTGCATTGCCCATGTCTCTTGTTCAAACGCGGGGACAATATCCGTTTTGGCATGCTTATCCACAAAGGCTTGCGCGGCGTTCGCCAGCTCGGTCAGCTTCGCCGCTTGGGCAGCCTGAAACGCTGTTTTTTCTGCCTCGGCTTGTTTGGCTTTATCCACCACCCACGCCTTGCCGTTCCATTGATGCAATTCGCTGGGCGGCGCGAGTAGGGTTAAATGCGCGGGCAACTCGCCCACGGTTTCCACCGTTTCAGGCTGCCCATTGTCGGTGCGGTAGGCAGTTTTGCCGCGATGGTCGGGCAGATATGCCCATGTTTTGCTTTCAGGCTGCCATTTTGCCGCTAAATTGGGCTTCACTTCGGGCGGCTCGGTATCAATGCAACCAGCGGGGATAAGCCAGTTTTCAGGCTGCATCGGGTCGGCATCGGCAACGGTTTGGCAGATATAGAAACCGTTTTCGTCCAGTTGGCATACGGGTTTGGTTTGAGGTATTGAGTTCATGTTGATTGCCTTTCGTTAGATTTTGATGCACGCCAGCAGCGCGATATTGCGCGGGCGGTTCTCATTGGCGGTCGGCACCACGCGCGAAGCGTCAAAATCCAATTGCGCTTGAATGCCGAAGTTCTGCCAGTTGTTCTCCCATACGATGCCTCGCGTGGCTTTGTTGCTGATGCCGAGCACGCCGTTGGGTCGGATGTCGTCTTGGGTATAAGTCGCCGCATTGCCCGCAATGTTGCGGATGGCATCGCCCTGCCAAGTTCCCAGCCCGCGCCCCGCATCTACCCCGCGCCCATCATCCCAAAAGCGCGGAAATTCCCCGCGCAAATCAGGCAAGTTAAACGTGCTATACCCATCGCCCGCGCCATAGCGCGTGCCAATTGCCACAAACAGATTGGCATAGACTGTGCGCGACACCGCCGCGCCATTGGCTTTGAGCCAGCCTACGGGGGCAAAATCGCCTGCAAAAATCATCACCATGCCGCTGGGGCAAAAGCTGTTGGCGGTGTAGCCTACAAGCAGCGCGTTAATTGCCGCGATGGCATCGTTTAACGCCTTGCCCTGCGCGGCAGACAGCGCAGCATCGGTCGCCGTGCTGTTGAGCGTGTTCATCAGCTTGACCACGCCCGCCAGCGTGGCGGTGGCTTGGGCGAGTTCATGCGTATGTCCCACCGTGCCGTTGCCCGCCCAGTTGGCGGTGTTGCCTGAAAGCGTGGACGGGGTTGCCAGCGCAATGCTGCGGTCGGCGGATAGATTGCCACCGCCCGTTAGCCCTGCGCCTGCGGTAATCAAGCGGCTGCGCTGGATTTGCTGCGCGGCTTCCAGCTCTTGTTTGAGCCAAACGGTGCGGTTGGCGAGTTGGCGCGTGGGTTTGTTGTCTATGCCGTTTTCGCCGCCGAGTACAGGGTCGGTGGTTTCCCATTGGTAGATGCCTTCTTCCCAATAGGCGGTTTCTTTCAGGTTTGCCATGTGTTTTCCTTGTGTGGGGGATTGTGTTTTAGCTGGTTAAATGGTTTCAGGCTGCCTGAAACGGCTGCCTACGCCGTGCCACGGTTAAACGCGCCATCGCGCGTAGCCTGTCCGTTGTGGCGCAGGCTAGCGGTTTGGTAATCCAGCGCGGCAAGTATGCAGCGGGCGGGAGCAAAGGCAGCCAATGTGCGGCGCAGCAGCGCGGCTTGGTCGTTGGTAATCGGCGCGTTCATAATGATGCGGTAGTGCGCCCAGCGGTCGCTGTGCCCGTGGCTGTACCGCCCGTCGCGCCTGATTTCGCCGTTGTGGGTTTTGTTGCCCATGCGCTCAATCAACTCCACCTGCCCGAAGCCCAGCCGCCGCACAATCTCGCGGATTGCCCACGGCGTGCCCTTTTTGCGGTGCAGCTCGTATGCGCCTTTAATCAGGCGGCGGCGTGCGCTGTCGCTTTCAGCCAACCAGTAGCCGTCTTCGTTCAAGATGCTGCGGCTTTCTGCCAGCAAAATCAGGTGCTCGGGCGCAACCAAATCCACCAAGCGCGGCATCAGCTTGGGTGTGTCCAATAGCGATAGCCGCAAGCCTAAATCGGCAAGGATTTTGTAACGCTGGTCGCGTTCTATAATTTGGGCGTAGCTCAATTTCATGTTAGCCGTCCTGCTGCTCGGGCAGCACGCGCAGATTGAGTGCAGTGCAGCGCGCCCATTGGTTGGGCGCAACGATGGTGTGGGCGGGCGAATGCAGGATGACGTTGTACACGCCCGCTACTTTCAGGCTGCCTGAAATATCCAACGGCACAATGTCGCGCCCGAGCTTCTGCCGCCGCGCGGCTTCAAACGCTGCCCATGCGGCTTCGGCGGCGGCTTTGGTTTCGGCGGCGTTTGCGCCTGTAAACAGCACCAAATCGGCGTTGACGGTGTAGTCCACCACCTTGGGCGCGTAAACCAGCACCGTGTCGCACAATGGGCGTTTGGTTTCGCCCGATAGCTCGCGCTGCACTTGGCTGATGAGTTCGGCGGTGGGCGCGCCTGTTTTGGTTAAGATGGTTACCGCCACCGTGCCGCCGATGGGGTTGCCCGATGTGTCCACCGCGTTCGCCACATGAACATCGCAAATCGCAGGCGACACCGCCCGCGCCCAGTATTGATACGCGCCCACGCTGCCCGCCACGCTGAAACTTTCGGGCGCAAGCAATACGCGCTCGCGGTAGGCTTCATCGCTTTCCACCTCCGCGCCGCCTGTGGGTACGCTGATATTGGCTGCGCTGATTTGCGCCGCGCCCACCAGCGGACTTTGCAGCGCATTGATTTGCCCGATAGACCAGCCATTGCCGCGCGTGCCCGTGGTGGTGCATTCCGCCAGCAACGCGGTTTCAGGCTGCCCCGCAGTCAGCTGCCCTTGTTCAATGATGGCAAACAACACATCGCCCGCGCCCACCAATGTGCCCACAGGAATGTTCACTTCGCTGTGAAACTCGGCAGCCTGAAAACGTATCGTGCACCGCGCGGCAGACGCATTCAGGCGCGGCGTGTTCACATCGTCGCCACACAAATCCAGCATCAGCCCTGTGGCAAAACGCGGATGCTGCTGGCGGAAACTCTCGTTAATCTGCCCACGCAGCAGGGTTTCGCGGTAGGCAAAGGTGTTAATCAGCAGCCGTTCAATATGCGCAGGCTGCAAGGTTTTGCCCGTGCGCTGCTCGTAATCAGCAATCATCTCGGCGAGTACCGTGTCGGGGCTGTCGTCCACAATCTTGACCGCTTCGCGGCTTAATTCACTCACGCTCATGGTTTCAATCCTGCGGTTAATCCTGTTGTGTAAACAAGGCTGGGCGACAGCGCGCCGTTTAACCCCGACACGATGCGCCATCGCACCTGCATCTGAATATGCGGCGCGCTGCCGCTAAACAGCACGCGCTCCACCACCGCCCGCTTCTCCCACGTTTGAATTGCCAGCACAATTTCGCGCACCGCATTGGGGCGGAATACATCCTCGGGCGTGTCCAAATAATCAAAATGGTTGGAGCCAAAATCAGGACGCAGCACATCGCTGCCCTTGCGCGTGGACAAAATATGGCGGATGCACAAATCAATATCGTCCGCGCCCTGCGTGATGCCTGCGCCGTCGGGGGCGAGCTGCCAGTGTTGGGAACGTGGGATGGGGGTAGTCATGCGGGGAATGATAGGGTTTCAGGCTGGCTGAAACTTTTAATGCGGATTAAAAAACGCCGCGCAAAGTGCCTGATGTCAGGAACTTGCGCGGCGTTGTTTGGAATGGAATGTATTGGTATCGGCTGTTTTGTGAATTGGAATAGATGGGGCGGTTTTTCTTTACCGCTCCTTCACCTTCGCCCCCGTAATCTCCCCACCCGCATCAATGCTGCCCGTAGTTTTCAGGCTGCCGTTAATCACCGCCGCAGCGCCCGCACCGCCGCTGCCTGTCATACCGCCTTGGTAGGTCAAACTGCCCTGCACCAGCAAATTGCCTGTGGTCGTGGTATTGGGCGCGTCAATGGTAACCTCGCCCGCCTGCACCAACACTTTGCCACTGGTTTTAACCAGCACATTGCCCGTGCTGCGGTCGTGCTCAATGCGCGTGCCGTTGCTGTACTGCAAAACGTGCAAATCAGCATTGCTGGCGGGCGCGGGGTCGGCGTCGTTGTAGATTGCGCCCAGCACTGCGCCGCTTTCGCCCTGCGCGTCCAGCAGGCACACCACCAGCGTGCCGACATCGGGCAGGCGGTAAAACTGGTTGCCCAGCGCGGCGGGGGTAATCATCGGCAGCCAGTCGGTTTGCAGGTTTTCCAGCGCGGGCAGGGTAACGCGCAGGCTGTGCTTTGCCGCGTCCACAGCGGCGACGGTGCCAAACTGCAAGGTGGCAGCAAAATTATGGGTGGGCTGGGAGCGCATCGTTTTCACTTTCTTCCGCAATGTATTCAACCATTTTGATTTCCAAATCGGTAATGTAGCCGCGCGATTGGCTGTAATCGTGCCGCGCCTGTTTGACCAAATATCTGCCGCTAAACTTGCCGATGCGCTGCAATTCAATCACTTGCCCCGCCACCAACAGCGCATTGCCAAACAGCGTGATATTGCCCGCGCAGCGTTCCTCTTGCGCGTCTTGCAGCGCGGCATCGGCGCGGGCGTTGGTTTCGGCTTGGCTCTCGCCCTTGCTCTGCGTGATTTTGAGCGTGTCGGCGGATGTTTTGCGACGAGCTTTGGGGCGCAGCGGTTTGGTTTTGCGCTCGGCGCGGATGGCGCGTTTCTTTTTCGCATCGTAGCCCGTAATCACAGCCTTGTCGGGCGCGCCTTTAATCAGGTCGCGGATGCGGATGGAGAGCAGGTTTTCAGGCTGCATCACCAGCACGGCTTCCTGCTGCGAGAGCGCATCGTTGCGGGTAAACACCAGTTTTTTGTCCACAATCTTAAACGTATGCCCATACTGCCGCGCCAGCCGCGTGAGAAATTCCACATCGCGTTCTTGGTATTGCGTGATGCGCTGGATTTTGATGGGCTTGATGCTGCCTGAAACCGTTAATTTCAGCCGTGCAGCAATCAATTTCACAATATCTGCCAGCATCATGTTTTCATAGGCTTTGGGCTGCAAGGTGCGCTGGGCTTTACTGATGCCTGTGGACAAGGCTTTGAGCGATACCACATCGCCGCCCTGCATATTGCGCTGCCACTCAATCTCCGCCAGCTCAAAGCTGCCCCAGTTGATTAAGCCTGTAAACTGGTCGCCGCAGCCGATGCTTAATTTGTCGCCCTGCTCGGGGAACCATGTGCGCAGCCAGCGTCCGTCCACATCTTCAAAGTGCAACTGTAATTCGTCCGACTGCTCGCCCAAATAATCGGTGTAGCTAAACGACAGCAAATACGGTTCAACGCTGGCGGTGATGTCTTTTTGCTCGTAGGTCAGCACAAAGTTAGGGCGGGTAACAGGGTGCGATGTGGGCGGCGGCGCGGGCAAAGGTTTTTTCAGGCTGTCTGAAAGGCTATCTGCAACGCGGTCTAATAGGCTGTCTAAAATCATCATCACGCTCCAAACCGTCAATTTTGAAACCAAGGGGGCAGCAAATCCTGCCGCTGCGTTTCGCTCTGCCGCACCACAGGCACAAACACGGTTAGCCCGCTGGCAAACTGCTCGGCAAGCGGCAGATGCGGGTTGGCGGCAATCAGGCGGTTAATCGCCAGCGCGTTGCCGTAATGCTTGTGGGCGATGGTGTCCCAGCGGTCGCCGTCCTGCGTGGTGTAAACCAAAATGCCGTTGATGCTCATGCGCCGTCTCTCCTTGCCGCCACAAATGCAGTCAGCGTTTGCACCGCCGCTGCGCCGTTGCCCAAACTTTCCGCCGCCGCATCCAGCGCGGCAACGCCTGCGCCAAACCAGCCGCCCACGCTGCCGCTCTCTATCCCCGCGCGAAATTCGCCCACCGCGCTGCCCATCTGCTGCGCCGCCTGCGCCGCTTGGGCGGCAAACTGTGCCGCGCCCGCCAAATCGCCAAAGCTCTGCACGATTTCAGGCAGCCCATTTAAATGGTCAAGCGCGCCGCCCGCCACGCCCAGCACATCGCCCACCAAATTCAACACGCCTGCGGGGTCGTTTTTGATTTCCCGCACCGTTTGAATCAGGTTCTGCATCGCGCCGATGTCGTTTTCCACCGCGTGGTAGATTTTGACCGCCGTGCCGATTTTTTCCGCAATGGGATTCAGCGCGTTTTGCATACTTTCAGGCAGCATTGCCAGCAGCGGGTTTTGTTCGCCCGCAACCACCGCAGGCGCGGGCAGCGGGTTGTTCGGGTCGCCGACAAATTCTTTCAGCTCCACATCCAGCTCCCGCGCGGCGGTGCGCCCGTGCTTGTCCATCTGTAAGGTGCGTGCCGATAGCCGTTCAATCACAAACCAGCCGACAAACCGCCCCGAGCCATACACCAAACTCACCGCCTGCTGCGCTTCCTTGGCGGCAACCAGCCCGTGATACGCCGCATCCACATCGCCCAGCTTCCAATGCAGTTTTAGGCTAAACCGCAGCTCGGTCAGCGCATTGCCCATCGCTTGCAAACGCGGTCGCCCCGCCAGCACATCATGCTGGGCAAACTGCGCCGCGTGAGTTTCCTCCAAGCTGGCGAAGCTGCCCAGCAGCTCAAACGTTACATCGCCCAATTGCGCAAACATCAATACGCCCTCCGCTCGCGCTCCGCCATCATGCGGCGGAACAGTTGTTCAAATTCGCGCAGCCCCATTTGCAACGCCGTTTCAATTTCCTGCCGATTGCCGCTGGGGGCGTTAATCGTCGGGGCAAAATGCACCACCACGCCGCCGCTGCCCGCGCCCTGCTGCTGCGCCTGCTGCTCGCTGCGCGCTTGGCGCAAGCCGTCCGCGCTGGCAGAAAGCCGCGCCGATAAGTCGCTGCGAAAGCCGCCCATACGCTCGGCAAAACGCGATTTCAGGCTGCCTGCCAACTGCGCCACACGGCTTACAGGCAGCGATGCGCCTTGATTGACACCAAGTGCCAAGCCCTGCGTGATATAGCCGCCGAACGCACGGAATACACGGCTGGGGGAATGGATGTCCATCACGCTGGCAAAGGCGTTTTTAGCCCGCTGCGCCAAGTTCTGAATCGCCGCCATCACGCGCCCTGCGGCAGCCTGAATGCCGTTGACCAAGCCGTCAATCAGCATACCGCCGAAGCCTGTAAACTGCGCGGGCAGGGTAACGCCAAACCAGCTCATCACAGCGGCAAACGCCTGATAAAACACGCCCAGCGGCGACCAGTTGGCAATCAATGCCAAGATGCCCGACAAGCCGCCGTTAAACGCGCTTTGCACGTTTGCCCACGCGTTGGCAAAAAAGCCTGTAATCGCATTTGCCACCGCGCCCACCACGTTGCTCAAATCCTGCCACAGCAGTTTCGCCCCGCCGACCACGCCGTCCCAGCGCGTGTAGAGCAGATAGGCAGCGGTTGCCAGTAAGCCCAGCGCAATGCCGATGGGGTTTGCCAGCAAAAATGCGCCCAAGCGGGCAAAGCCCTGCATCAAAATGGGTATATAGCTGCCCAGCGTAGCAAAGCCGCGCAGCACCCAGCCCAAGCCCGAGCCGAGCAGGCGCAGGCTGCCTGAAAAAAACCGAGCAATTCCAGCAGCACTACGTGCTGAAAATCCTACTAATCGCAAAGCCGTAACCAAGCCACGCGAACCGCCCAGCATAATCAACTGCGCCATGCGCCACACCGCTACTACTTTGTTCACGCCCACCACCATAGCGCGAAGCGGCATCAAAGCCATGCTGATGCCATAAGACAATGCCAACGCCCCCATTTTGGCAGCAAAAAAACCACCCAATACACCCAAGACGCTTTTAATCAAGCCTTTATTTTGAGCAAGCCAAGGCTGCAAGGTGTTTTCCAAAAAACGGTTGGCAACGGCAGCAAAGGCTTTAATATCATCGGCAAATATGCTGCCAAACGTAGCAGCAGTTGCTTCTGCCACACCGCCCAAACTTTCCAATGCCGCACTCAATGTGGCAGTTTTCAGCTTGATACGTGCCTGCATATCCGCCTGCTGCTGCATCAATTCCATGTTTGCCTGTATGCCCGCTTGCCCTTTAAGCGCAATCGCCATCGCAACACGGCTCGCTTGCGTACCAAAAAACTCATCTGCCACAATGCTGGCTTTTTCCTCGCCCAGCTTTTCTTTGATGATATTGAGCTTTTCTATTTCGCCTATCATCGCGTCCAAGCCTTTGAATTTGCCATTTTTATCAAAAAACTCAAACGATACGCCCGCTTCTTTCATATACATTTTGGCTTCTTTTTTCATGCCCTTTTTGGCTTGCTCTATGGCTTTCGGTCCTTGCGCCAGTTGGGTGAGCATCATGGAAAAATTCGTACCAAACTGGCTGCCTTCCAAACCAATCTGCGCCCCTGCACCTTCAATCGCCAACAGTTTTTTATAGTTTTCCAAGCCTGTTAAATTCAAAATTCGCGCATTTGCCGAGCTGTATTTCATGCTTTCAAACATATCTTCCTTTTTTAAACCAAAAGCAAAATATGCGCGTTGGGTCAAATCTGCCGCCTGACTAAACTCGCTTTCTTTCAAGCCGCGTGCTTCAATCATCTTGGCAAAAAATTCACCGCCGCCTTGCTGATCCATATTCATCAACACATTTAGCTCTGCCGATGTTCGCAAACCGCCGTTTGCCAGCATTTGGTCGGAGATGCCTTGCGATTTCAATGCCTTTGCCAAGTTGTAAAACTCTGTTGTCGTACCAGGCAACTGCGCCCCCAGTTCAGCAGCACCTTTACGAACTTCCTCAAATAAGCCAAAGCTCCCATCTTTGTTCATCATGGTAATTTTTAGCTCGGTTTCCGCATCTTCCTGTCTCGTAAATGTGCGAACTGCCGCTGCAACAGGTGCACCCAGCACCATAGCATGACCTGCGGTTTCGCCCATTTGACTGCGTAACTCGCGGCGGTGCAACCGCGCTGCATCTTGCCGCGCAATCGCATTATTTAACCGCTCCTGCGCCCGAGTAGCGTTATTGATTGCCGTGCCCATGCGAACATACAAGCGGTTAAGTTGCCCCAAGTTCCGCGCAGGGTGAGCAACCGCACGCGCCATTGCTGCGCCCAATCGTTCTTGTCGGCGGCGCACATTGTCAATTTCTCTACCCAAGCCACGCGAAGCATCACGCGCGCGCCCAAATACCGCCGTAAAACCAGAACGCAAAACCGCACCAATCGCGACCGATATAGCTAACTCGTTTGACATAAAAATACTCTTGTTTTATAGTTGTTTAACCTAATTTCTAGGCAGCCTAAAAGGATAAAACCATGCAAGCACAGCCACATTCCTTATTAGAACAAGCTACCCGCATCGCCTATGCGCTGTTTGCCGTGTCGCTTGCATTGGTCTTTGGCTATGTTGCATGGGGTTTAGCAGATTTCAGTAGCGTGGGCAGCGCATGGTTATCTGCGTTTTCCATTATTTTCTTTGGTACACTGATAGGCTGTGGCGCATCGGTGGTGCTTGCACCTGCCAGTTTTGCCGTAGCCTTGGCAATCGCTTGGCTGTGGCGCAAACACGCTTAATCGCCCCTACGGTAGTTCGCTTTTATTTGCCGATTGGCTTCATCTAGCCAGTCGGCAAATTCGTCTATGGGTAATTCATAAATCTCTTGAACACTCCACCCAAACCACCATGCCATATCGGCGCAGGCACGCAACAATTCCTGATTGACTTCTGCGCTGCTTTTATGCTGCTTCGCCTTGCTGTGTGGTGCGAAACCAGTCTTGAATCGCCTTGTAGTCGGTCATATCCAATTCATCTAAATCTTCGGGAACTAGTCCTGATAAGCGGCTAAACATAGCGAGTTCTTGCTCGGCATCGCTGTTTAAATGTGCCACGGCGCGCAGATCGCCCACGCGCGGGCGGCGCACGGTAACTTTTTCCAGCATCTGCCCTGTTGCCAAGCGCACGGGGTAAAGCAAGGTAATGGTGGTTTCGCCGTTGAGGGCTTGGGTCAGTTGTTTTGCGGCGTTTGTTGTACTGGTTGCCATGATGTTGTCCTTGTCTTAAAGGGGTTAAAAACACGGCAAATTATCGTTTCAGGCTGCTTAAACGGCTTTTAACGCGCATTAAAAAAAACCAATCTTTCTCGATGTCAGGAAAGATTGGTTTTGCTGTTTCAGGCTTACGCGCCAATATTCTTGCGGAACTGGCTTAATGCATCCATACCGCCGACGCGGTACACATTGGTAAAAGCGTTGTAGTACAAGGTCTCGCGCCCCGCAATCACCATGCGGATTTCGTGCGCTTGGAAGGTGGTGGGGTGTTCGGATTTTTCCTTGGGCTTAAACGTGCCGATGGCGTTTTTGCTGAACATCACGGTGGCGGTTACCACCACGGGCACTTCGGTTTTTAAGCCTGCCGCATTAAAGGTTTGCAGATTGCCGCGCACCATCAGCTGGGCGGCTTTAAAAGGATGGTAGGCTTTTTCGGCAACGGCGGGATAAATGCTGTTCCAAGTAATCTCGCCTTCCAAGGCTTCTACGCCGCTGGGCAGTTTGATGGTGCCCACCATGCCCAAGCCTTTGTGCTCGTCTTGGGAGATTTCAATTTCGGGCATTTTAAACTCGGCGGCTTGCCCCATTAAGTTCGTGCCGTTGAGATAGACATTAGCGTTGTAAATGGCGTTGATTTCGCTCATGTTGATTGTCCTTGTGTTGATTTAAACGATTAGCTGCTGGATACCAAGTTCGCCAAATATTTGCGTGTCATCACGCTGGTATTGGTGGCGCGCTCCATCGGCAGCTTGGGCGTGTATTCATACACAATCGGCACTTGCCCCTTACTGAACGCGTCCACAAGGTCGTAGTCGTAATCCAAGTTCACGGTAAAGCCAACAATGGATTGCAGCGTGCCAAAATAGGTGCGGTAGCCCGCCAACAGCGTATCCAGCAGGGCTTCGTCTATCGGCAAGTCCATGTATTGCAGGTCAAAGCGGCGCAGGCTTTCGTCGATTACATCGCCCGTGCGCTGCGCGGTTTCAAAGTTTTTGATGTGCGACACGGTCGGGAAGCACGCCAAGCGGTTGCCCCATAGGCGGTAGCCCGTGCCGTAGCTGTTAAACACGGTGGTGATGCCTTTTTCGTTTAGACGGTTGGTTTCCGATTGCGGGTCGTCCACGCGAGCGGTTAAGCCGATTTCCAAGCCTGTTACGCCGCTTAATTCGCGGTTGGAAATGCTGAACCAGTAGCCGTGTTCCACATCGGTTTTCATGCGCAAGCCTGCGGCGTGGGTGGCGAGGCTTTCTACGCCGAGCAGCCCGACCACGTGCGGAAAGAACAACTGGGCGCGGTCGCTGGACGTGTTGAAGTTGATGCTGCCCAAGTTGCCGCGCCCTGTAATCGCTTGGCTCAATGTTGTACCGCGCGGCGCGTCCACATAAGCAATGGCGTTCAGGTTGTCCGCCAGCGTAATCAGCGCGGCGGCGCAGGTGGCGGTGCGGTCAAACTCGGGGGCGATGATGATTTTGGCATCCGCGCCAAAGCGGTTAAAGCCTTCTTTGACCAGCTCCATGCCCGTGCGTTTGCCCGTTGCCGCCACATAGCCGCCGATGATGTCGGCTTCGGTTACTTTGGCGGGGTCGGTGTAGCTGTAATCGGCGGTGGGTGTGGTGGGCAGGGTTTTGAATTGGATTTCGCCAGTAATCAAATCGTTCACCACATAATCGCGCCCTTCCACCAACGCGCCGCCGTTGCCGTTGAGCGTGTAGCTGCCTGCTTGGATTGCGCCGTGCGCGGTGCGGGCGATGAGCGTGTCGGGGTCTATGGTTAAGGCTTCGCCTGTTACGCTGGATTTGTGCCGCGCGGGGTCGCACACGTTGACCACATACGCCACGCCCGATTGATAGCGCGTCCAAATATGAGCGGCATCGGGGATGGTAAAGCCCCTGCCTGTAAGCGTGCCAAACTTGGCAAAGTCTTTGGCGGTTTGGCACAGGGTCAGTTCGTTGACCGCACCCGTGGGAGCGATGCCGATGATGGCGGTAATCGCGCCGTCAACGGTGTAAACGGGGGATGAGCCGCCGTCAATGCGGATGGTTTCTGAACCGTGGTGGAATGCTGCTGCCATGTGGTGTCTCCTATGGCTGTTTGGGTTTTAACTGGGGGTCAAGCGGCGCGCCGCGCTGGCGGTGCAGTGTGCGCACAAGGGTGGTCAGGTTTTCAGGCTGCCGCAGCTCTACCTGCTGGGTTTCGGTTTGCACCGTGAGCGCGTATTGCCATGCGCCTGCGGTCTCGCTTAAAAACTGCTCGCGGATTAAATGGCAGGGCAGACAGTTGGGCGGGGCAAAGCCGACAACGGCAAGGCGCACCGCATCCAAAATCGCCAACGCGCCGCTGTCGCCGTGCAGGCTCGCGCCAATCACGGTTAATTGCAGCGTGATGTCGCGCTGCTGGGCGATATGCCCCAAGCCTTCAATCCGCGCGAACTGGCTGCTTTGATACGCCACCAGCACCGCGCCTGTGGGGTGGATAAACTGGTAATCGGCGGGGCGTTCGGGGAACGCGTCCACCTGCACCCACGGAATCGCCTGCTGCACATGGTCGCGCAGCGCGTCAATAATCGGCTGGGTGGCAGACATCAGTAGCCGCTCCAATCTTGTTTACTGCTGGCGAGAACGTGGTATGCGCCGCGCTCGGGCTGGCGGGGTTTGTCGGCGGTATCGATGCCGATGTGGATTTTGCCGTCGCGGATTTGTTCCAGCGTTTTGAGCGTGGCTTGGTATGCCGTTTCCAAAGTTTTCGGGAAATCGGCGCGGTTAATCCGCCGCGCGTGCAAAAAATGACGTGCGATGTTGATGCACAAGGGCGGCAGAATGGTCGGCACACTCGCCAGCGGCAGCGGATAACGCCCGCTCAAATAGCCGTCTGCCAAATCGCAGGCGTAAGCAATGGCGGTTTGCACCACATCATCGTTCGGTTCGGTGGCGCGCGGGTCGTCATTGGTCAGCTGCGTCAGCTCGGCTTTGCTCATGGCGCGGGCTAAATCATCGGCGTTGATATACATGGCGGCTTACTCGGCTTTGTCGCCCTTGCCGCGCTTGGCTTTTTCAGGCTGCGGCGCAGGGTCGCTGTCTGCATTTGCCGCCGCTTCGTTTTCAGGCTGCGGTTCGGGTGTGATTTCGTTTTCAGGCTGCCCGTCTGCTGCCGTTTTGCTTTCAGGCTGCGTTTCAGGCTGCATCAGCTCGGGCGTGCCAACAGGCGTAACGTGCGCGGCAACCTGCTCATACTGCGCGTCGCTCAACTCCGCCACTTCGCCGCGCTCTACGCGGTAATCCGTGCCGTCATCGGCGGTTAAAATCAGCGGGGTGTTAGCAAGATAGAATTTCGTCATGGCTTACCCTTTCAGCAGCACAGCGATGATTTCGCCCGCCGCAGCGGCAGCGGTTACGGCATAGCCTGCGGCTTGGGTCTCGCTCGCCACCGCGCAGCCGTTGGCATCGGATGCCACTTTTGCGCCTACGGCAACCGCGCCGCCTGCTTCCACCAGCGCAATGCCGATGCAATCCACCGCCACCGTGTCGCCCGCTTCGGCATCGCGCGGCGATACGCCCAGCACAGGCGCAGCGGCTTTGGCTTGCTTGCCGTCAAAGCCGATAAAGCGATTCGCCACAATCGGCGCAGCGGCTTGGGTGGTGGTTACCAGCACGATTTTTTTAGTTGGATTCATCGGAAGCCTCACTTTCTGCAAATAGGGTTTTCAGGTGGAAGCCTTGCAGCTCCCATAATTTGGCAAACGCGTCTTTGTAGGCGGTATCACGCCCAATAGCTTCATCAAAATCGGCGGGGTTCAGGCAGCCTGAAACACCAATCACCACAAAGCCATTATTCAAAATCAACGCGCACACGGTGGCGGTTGCGCCAAAGCGTTGATACTCCGCGCGTTCAATCAAAGCGGCTAATTGATAGCCTTCTAGCTTTTTCATACTTACTCCTTTTCAGGCTGCCCAAACCATTCAGGCAGCCTGAAATCCATTAAACAGCCTTGTCAAACAAAAACCCGCACGCGCCGCCGACAGCGGCTACTTTGCGAATATCGGTATAGCGGGCGTATTCCACCTTGCCGCCGTTTTGCTCAAAGCGGTCAACCACGGGCATACCCTTGCGGCGGAAGGTGTAGCCAAAGGCAGGCTCACCTTCGTCGTTGCCTGTGCTGTGCACGGTTGGGCGCACAATCAGCGCGGCAAACTTGCCCCACACGTCATGGGTTTGCTTGTTTGGCGCGGCAGCAGAAACCGCGTTGCCAATCACCACTTCATCTACTTCAAACAAGATTTTCAGCAAATCCAGCGTAATCAGTTTGCGCTCACCGCTGCCGAGCAGGGCTTGCAGCGCAGGGTGGTACGACAACGCGTGTGCCACGCTTGCGCCCAGCACCAGCACATTCGGCTTCACGCCACACGCCGCGCGGACGGTTTCTTTCGCGTCCGCCACATCTTTCACGGGGTTGGCGTTGGCATCGCTCCATTGGGTTGCGGCGGACAAATCCTTGTAATGCCCGCTCTCGTAAGACTGCTTGGCTTGCAGCAGCGCGGCGGCTTCCAATTCCTGCCGCAGCTGCACGCCCATCACCGCGCGGCGCGTGGCTTTGGTTTGCTCATCAAACAGGCTTTCGGCGCGCTCGCGGTAGTCCACGCCCACCATCAAATCGTGCTCTTCCAGCACAATCGGCAAATAATGCGGCGTATCCAGCGTAATCACATTGCTGGCTGCGCCCACCGCGCGTTCGGTTTCGTATTCCACAAACGAGCCTTTGCCAAACTTAGGCACTTTCACGCCTTCTTTATCGGTAAACACCACAGGGAACAGCTTTTCGCCGATAAACTCGGCTTGCTTGTAGCCCAGCGCAAGGTTGGTTAAAACGGGGTCAATCTGCCCGCGCAGATTGCGTAAATGGGAAGTGCTCATTGGTTTTCCTTTATGCAGGGGTTATTGAACGGTGCGGCGTGCCGCTTCTTCGTAGGAGATGTTTTCGCGTTTCGCCAAAGCTAGGGCGCGTTCGTGGTGCGATTGCGCGGCAGGGTCGGCGTATTCGCCAAAGTCGCTGCTGCCTGCAAGCGACGGGTTGGCTTTATCGGCGGTGGCGATTTCGCCCGCTGCCAAAATCGGCTTACCGCCGCGCAAAAAATCTTTCAGCGCGTCCGATAGCTTTTTGCCTTCGCCAAAATCGGCAGGCGCAGCTTCGGGGTAATCAGCAAAATCCAGCACGGCAACGATTAACTCTTTGTCGGCAGGTTTCAGGCTGCCTGCTTTAATCAAGCCTTCGGCAAAATCGGCATTTTGCTGGTGGGCGGCATCGCGCAGGGCTTTGTCTTGTTCGGCTTGCAGTTTCGCCAGCTCGTCGCGGGCTTGGCGGGCGTCCGCTTCGGCTTTTTCTCGCGCGGCGCGTTCGGCTGCCAGTTGTTGTTCGGCATTCATGGTGTCGTCCTTATCAGGGGTTTCGGAAAAATTGTTCAGTTCGGGTTCAGGCTCGGGCATGGGCGGCGGTGCAACGGCTTCAATCTGCCAGTCGGGCAGCACGCGGTCGGCGGCTTCGATGCCGTCTTTGCCAATCAGCCACTCGCGCAAATTGCGCAGCATCCGCGCCAGCAGCCAGTCGCTCTCGCCAAAAGAAACCACGCCGTCTTCATCATCGGCAAAATCAATCGCCGCTAACCCTTTCACAGCGGGCGGGTGTGCGCCCAAAAATCCCACATGGCGTAAATACCAATTTTCAGGCTGCGGGTTGCTCGGGTGGTTCGGCGGATAGAAGCTGGCGGAAACTTTTTTGTAGCGTCCTTTTTTAACCAGTTCGGCAAAGTCATCATCCACCTGCGCGAAGTCGGCAAACAAGGTGCCGTTTTCAGCTTTCAGGCTGCCTACCCAGCCATAGGCGGGGGCGTTGGTGCTGGGATGCCCGACCACAATCGGGGCTTCGTGCTTTTCGGGGGAATAATGGCTGGCAATCGCGGCAACCTGCTCGGGGGTAATCGTTATCGTGCGCCCGCTGTTGTCCGTGCGAGTGCCAGCGCGGAAGATTTCATAGCGCATGGCTCTGTCTCAAAATGGGTTGGGCGGATTATGCGGATGGGCAGCCTGAAAAACTTTTAACGCGCATTAAAAAAAGCAGCCTGAAAACGGCTGCGGGCAGAAATCGCGCTCTGTTGCGTTTTAAGCGCGTTTAAGGCGCGGAATAGGCAAACGTTCGTTTGAGTGGCGCATCGCGCTGCTGGGGTGGTCTGTTTTGGTCTAATCGCTATTTTTGCTTTAACGGCGGATTGCGGAGCGAAAAAAATCGGCGCGTGGGGAAAACGCGCCGTGTGGGTTTGGGGAAACGGGGGAATGCTTACTCATCAAAAATGCTCCTTTGCCGAGCCTGCGCATCGGCAGCGCGGGCGCGTTTGATGATTTGATAAATCTGTTGGGTGGCAAGGTTGTACTTTTTCGCCAGCTGCTGGTGGTTTCTGCCGTCAAACTCTGCCCAAATCTGTTTGTCGCGCTCGTCCAGCTCGCCGCCTGTGTTTTTGGGGAAATAGATAATCTGCCCGCGCCAGTTGTCGGTGAGATAGCGAGCGAGCTTTTTGCTGATTTGCACGGCGGTCGGGCGGTTGATGTGCGGCACGCTTGCCAGCAGGCAGGCGGTGGCTTGGTCTTCCAAATCAGCAATCAGCTCGGGAATGCGGCTGTCTGCCATGCGAGTCCTTTCACTTTTGAAACGTTGTTACAAAAATCACAATAATATCAATATTATAAAACAACAAAGGCAGCCTGAAAAGCTGCCCCAAAAACCTTATGTCGCACGGTCTCGCCATTTTTTTAACCGCTCAATAATATCGCGCATGGCATCGGTGTCTTTATCCCACCCTTCGCCGCCGTGCTTTTTGCAAAAAGCAAACATCGCGCTTTCCGCCGCAATCCGCACCGCGCCCGCTTCGTGTAATTCCAGCCACAGCGAGCGGATTTTTTTCTGCTGGTTGGGCAAATTTCTGTATCGCTCGCGCCCATCGGGCGTTTTAACTGTTGCCACAAAGCCCTGCGCTTTCATGTGGCGCAGCACGGTTTCCAGTTGCTCTGCGGTCAAATCCTTGCTGCTGGTTTTGCCGCGCGACACATTCGCCAGCAGGGCGCGGTAGTCGTTGTCGCTCATGCCCACCTGCTGCTTGGCGATGTGGATTAGGCGGATTAAGCGGGGTTTAATGGTGTTGTTGCTCATCGTTCGCTCCTAAAAAGGCAGCCTGAAAAGCGGGAATGCGTTTCGGGCTGCCTCTGGTTTATTTAACTGCGTCTTTCAACGCCTTGCCCGCGCTGAATTTCGGCGCACGGCTCGCAGGTATCAGCAATTCCTCGCCTGTTCGCGGGTTGCGCCCTTTGCGCTCGGCGCGTTGGCTTACTTTAAACGTGCCAAAGCCAATAATGGCAACTTCCTCGCCGCGCAACAGCGTATCAATCACGGTCGCACAGAGTGCGTCCAGCGCATCCCCCGCTTCGGCTTGCGACAGCTCGGCACGGTCGGCGATTTGTTTAATCAGTTCGGATTTATTCATGGTGGTTCTCCTGTTTACAAGGGGTTAAAAAAGGGCGGATTTGCCGCTCCGCTGGGGCGGGTTTAGAATTAAGCTGAAAATTTTTAATTTTTTTCAATCTTGCTAAATTTTTCTAAAAATTCATGTAGAGGGCGCACCCATATTGCGCCGTCTTCACCCATATACACCGCCTGCTGGCTTTGGTCTTTTTCAGAAAGCGCAATATGCAGCAATGTGTATTCACCGCCTTTAACCTTATGAATGTGGCTAGGATGGTGGCTGTTGATAATGCTGCTGATTAAGCCCCATTGCTGCGGCGATACTGTTGTGTTTACTTCCGAGTGCATAGTTGGTGCTTTTAACTTCATCTGTAATTCAGCAGCACGTTCTGTTGATTTAATCATGGCTACACCCCCGCAAAATCCAACACCACTTGCTCATACTTCCCTGTCTCTTCATTGCGTTGGTAGTAGCGGATATACTCGCGCGTGGCTTGCGTGTGCAGGCTATCGGCAATCGCTTGCATGGCGCGTTTCCACTTATCATCGTCAATTTCCAGCTTGCGAAGTTCCAACACCTTGCGCACATTGATTTTGCCTTCCTTGCTCACATCAAACGCTTGCAGCACAAAGGTTTTTAGCTCCGCGCGGCTATCCTGCGTCCACTCGTTCAGGCACTCGTCAATCAACGCCTTGGCAGCTTGCAACCGCTCATCAAAGTGCAGCACATCGGCTTGGGCGATGATAATGCGCTGTTTGCCGTCAAAACTGGTCAGCATGGTGTTGCCTTTTACGCTGCGTTTTGCGCCGTACTGCTCCACGCTCAAATCAATAAAGGCGTTGGCATCTGCCATTTGCTGCGCTTTAAGTTCCGCCATTTGCTCGCGCAGCGGCAGAATTTGGGCAAAGGCTTCGCGGATAAAATCATCGCGTGCCAAATCAATCGATTTCATATTGGCAATCGGCACAAGGTTGCCCCGTGCGTCTTGGCGGTATTGGTTTAAATCAAGGTCTTTCATGTTTTCTTTCTCTCCAAAAGTTGGTTCAAAATCTGTTGCAGCCGCTGCCGATTGGCTTCACGCTGCTCGGGGGAGATGGGCTGCTTATTCGGCAGCAGCGCAGCGGTTGGCGTGTTGCGCGGCGGTATCTGCTTAATCAGCTGCGCGGGCTGCGCCCATTTTTCCGCTTGGCGGATAAGCTGGCGAAAGGCTGTGGGCAAGCGTTCGCCGTCGGTTTCAGGCTGCCACGCCCATGTAATCGGCGTGAGGGCTTCTTCCCACACCGCCGCCAATGCGCTAATCGTGTCGGCGGGCGGCGAGCCTTGCAGCCGCAAAACCAGCAATTTCTGCAAGCCCTCTATCATTTGGTTGTATGCCCAGTCGGGCATTTTGGGCGGGTTCATCGGCGTAGTCCTTGTAGCGTCATCGCCGCGTTCAGCGTTTGGCTGCTTTCAGGCTGCCTCTGCTCGGGCGCGGCAGGCATGGTTTGCAAGCCTTGCCCTTGCCAGCCGCTGATGACTTCATATAAATACCCATGCGACTTCAACGGCAATTTCAGGCTGCCCACATTGCGTCGTGATAACAGCTCACGGAAACCATAAATCCATGCTTCGGGCGGCGCGGGATATTCCAAACTGTTTCGGCTGATTGCGCCGCGTTCCATATCGGGCAGCAGCTCGCCCAGCAGTTTTGCCATGCGCTCAAAGGTCAGCGCGGTTTTGGCGGGGCGGAATAGCGCAATGTATTGCACCGCCAGCTTGCCCACCTCGCCGCCCACCTGCGCCGCCGCCCACACCACTTGGCGTGCGCCCTCATGGGCAATCAGCGCATCTAGGCTGTTTTCTGCGCCGCAGCAGGGGCAACGGGTTTTCATACTGCCTCCGCTTCTTTTAGGCAGCCTGAAAAGTTGTTTGCCGTTGCTAAGCCATGTAGCGCGGCGTAAATCGCATCGTTTTCGTGGCTGTATTCGGGCATTGCACCGTAGAGCAACACGCCATCATGGTTGGTAATGTCGCAGCCGAGCTTGCCGTCTTGCCGCGTAATGCGGATTTCTAGGCTGTATTCCTTGATGATATTCATTCGCCGTCCTCCAAGAATGCGCTGGGGTAGCGGCGTTGCACGCTGTGCATGGCGGCGGCGACGCTGTAAAACGTTTCCTTTCCGCCGCCGTCCAATTGCAACACGGCTTGGTTGGCGGCGGGGCGGTAGTCGATTTTGCCAATCGCCAGCGGGTCGTGGGTATGGCTGGGCAGATAAACGGTGTAGCGGGTCATGGCTGTTGCTCCTCGGGCTGGGGTTCAAGCACCACGCCTGCGGTAGGGTCTTGCTGCCACAAGGTGGCTAGGGCAAAGGCTTCGCTTTGCGTTTGGCAGGCATAATGCAAGCGTTGCAGCGCATAGCGTGCAGGGTGGTCGTCGGGGTATTGGCGGGCGGGCGGCGCGTGGTGCAGGTTGTCGCAGGTGTACACTACGATTTCAGGCTGCCTTGGCGGTTCGCTTGGCACAGCGTGTGCGCTGCGCGCCGCCATGATGCCGAGGTAAAAACACACGCCTGCGCCGGCAAATGCCGCCGAGCATAATTCGCCCAATGTATAGTTTCTCATCTCACACCCCCTTTACAATATCCGCGTCCACCTTGGCAAAGCCCAGTTGCGCGGCTTCGTTCATGGCGGCGGAGACCAGATTGTTGACTGCCAGCGGATACAGCAGGCTGTGCTGTTCCAGTTCTTTGCTGGCGCGTGATGTAACCGTGAGCCGCGCGGCGATGGCATCGATGGCATCATCGGTTAAGATTTGACCGGCATCCGCGCCCGCACGTTCAAATTTATGCTTTAAATAGCCTGCCAGTTTTCCATCGGTCAGCGGTTGCAGGGTTACCACTTCGCAGCGTTGCACCACCTCGCGCACATTCGGATTGTTCTCCGAGAGCTTCTGCGCCAGCTCGGTTTGCCCAATCAGCACAATACCGATTAGCCGTTCAAAGCCGTTTTTCAATTCAAAAAAGCGTTTCAAGTGTTTCAGCGTGGGCAGCGGCAAACCGTGCGCCTCTTCAATAATCAACACGTGTTTGTTGCCCGCTTTGGCGCTTTCAATCAGCGCGTTGTGGATTTGGCGGAAACGCGCCTCAGGGCTGCGCTTGGGCGAGGTGTTGGGCGACACCGCTTCCAACACCGCCTCGGCAATATGCACCGCTTTCAGCGTTTTGCCTTTCTGGTCGTTATCTTCCATCGCCAGCACATAGGGCTCAATCAAAATCACAGGCTTGTTTTCACGGTTGATGCGGTCTTGCAGGTCTTCGCGCAGCGTGGATTTGCCCGCGCCGCTTTCGCCGACCACCGCCATAAATCCGCCCTGCGTGGCGACTTGAAACATCGCCTCGCGCACATAACGGGCATCGGGGGTTAAATACACATCTTGCGCGGTGCGGATTTCGTCATGGAATGGGTCGCGCGTTAAGCCAAAGTGTTGCCGTGTGGCGAGTGATAAAGCCGATTTTCTTAAAAGCATTTCGTTGTCCTTTTCGGGTTTAGGTTCGTTCTGTGTGGCTGGCGGTTTCAGGCAGTCTGAAACGTCCACGCCCTTGTGTTGGAAATAATCTTGTATCTGCTGGCAAATGGCTGCGCTGCGCCGCTGCGGCGGCTTGCTGTGGTTGAGGAAATTAAGCAGCATGGTTTTGCTGATGCCGATTTCCGCCGCCGCTTGGCGCGAGCTTTTACCAATTTGAGTTAAAACATCGCTGGCTCTCATCCGTGTGTCCCCGTCAGTAATCGCAGCTTCGGCGCGTAGGTGATGCGTGCCAGCACCTCTTCCAGCTCGTTCTCTGCCGCGCCGTTGGGGTACAGCTCTTGCAGCCGCTGCGCTGCTTGCGCCCAATCTCCACCTTGCGCTTCAATGCGCGGTTTCAGCATCTTGGCGAGTTCCACCTTGTTCAACATCGCCGCCTGCACGTCCATGCGGTTGTAATCCATTTGCCGACCACGCTTGGGCACGTAGCCGATTTTTTGATTGCGTTCCAACGCCTGCTCTTGATGGGCAAATGGGTCAATCCGCCCGCCAAAAGGCAGGGTTTTGGCTTTGCGTTTTTGCGCCGCCTCGTCCAGCGTGTCCGCCTGCATGGCGATTTTTTCCAGCGCTTTGGTATGGGTTTGCGCAGCGGTGTCGGCGTGGGCGTGGTAGCTCTCGCCGATGATGGCAGCGGTCTCGCGGAAGCCAAACGCATTGCGCACTACCTCGGGCACTTCCAGCCAGTATTCCTTGCCCGTTTCGTCGTAGCAGCGCACCTGTGCCGAGTATTGCTTCCAAGGGTTTTTCGCCACCGTCAGCTTTTCGCCCACCAGCACAAACGGCACCTTGCTCACATCAAACAAGCGCCCTTCAAACTCAATTTCCAGCTCGGCTTTAACCTTGCGCTCCTGCGGCATGCTCAACACCAGCTCGCGGCAGTAATCGGCAGGCGGCGGAATTAACAGCTCATCGGCACTGATTTTCTGCCAAGCCTGATAGCGGCTCATGCCGTGGCGGCTGTGTTTGCGCTCGCTGTTAAAGTAGCGCATCCAGCGGTTGGCATAGGCTTGCAGCTCGTCAATAGACTGCACCTGCACCATTTTCAGGCTGCTTTCAAACAGCGTTTCTACTAGATTGTTGCCATTTTCCACCTGCCCCTTGGCACGCGGATTGCCCACTTTATTGATGATGACTTCCACACCCAGCTGCTTATTCAAATGCTTAAACCCATGCCCTGTGTTCGCCGAACCGGGGTCAAGCATCACGCTTTTTGGCACGCCGCAAAACGGGTCTTTTAATCTGTCTGCCTTGGGCTGCATTGCCTGAATAAAGGTCTCGCACAGGTTTTCGCTGTTCTCGCCGCCAAACACATACCAAACAAACAGGCAGCCTGAACAATGGTCGGTAACCACATACCGCCACACGCGGTCTTGCTCAATGCGCTCCACGTTTTTCGGCTTGTTTTTGTAAAACTCGTCCGAGCGCATAATCCGCAGCCCCGTGTCCTTGCCCGTGCGCGGCAGGTAAAACAACACACACACGCTCGCATCAATCTGCCACACATGGTTCGGGTGCAGGCTTTGCAATCGGGTTACAGGCGCAGGCTGCAACAGCTGGTCGGGGTGCAGCTTGTATTTGCGCAATCCGCGTGTAATCGTGCTCACCGACAGCGTGCTCACTTCGCCCGTGTCCCTATCTATGCGCACAGGGTCAATCTCTTTATTGGCTATCAACATCTCTACCGCCCTTTCCACGGTCATCAACCGTTTGCCGTTTTTGCGCATGGTTTCCATCAGTAGCGCGGAAATCATCTGCGCATCGCGCTCGCTCAACGCCGTTTTGCCTGCATCGGCGCGGCGTTTGCGCGTGGGTTTCACCCGCACGCGGTCAAGCTCCTTGTATAGCGTTGCCGCGCTCATATTCAGCTTCGCCGCCTGCGCCCGAATAAACTCGGTTTTGCCGCCGCGCGGCAAGGTGTCCAGCTGCGCGGCAATGGCGTGCAAACGCTCGTTTAACACCGCATTCATTTGGCTACTCGCTTTCAGGCTGCAACCATTCAGGCACACCGTCATCGCTCAGGCTTTCAGATAGCCCATACTGGTCGCGCAGATGCTGGCAATCCATAATGATTTGGTTCAACACCCCTGCCATTCGCGCCTGATGCGATAAACCATGCGCCTGCTCATGCGCTGCCATCTGCGCAAAATAATCCCCCAATTGCGCCAGCTGGCTGCGAATTGCCACCTCTTTTGCGCCCACCGCCATATTCAATTCATTGCCCACATCGGCAGGGCTAGGCTCTCTCACGCCGCCTTTCTTTTTCGCCTTTTCCAGTTTTTCCGCCAGCTCATCAATCTTGGCGTTTTTGCCCGCCAACACCTCGTCTTTGGCTTTGGCATCCTCGCGGCTCTCGCGCAACGCCAAGCGCAGCTCGCGCACCGTCATTCTGTCCACGTCGTCCAGCGTCATGCCGTTGACTTCCTCGCCTTCTGCCAGCCCGATTAAGGTAACGTCTTCCTCCACCAACAATTCCAGCAGCTTGCTTTTGCCCAAATCCATCAACTTAGGCGCAGCTTTTTGCATTTGCGGGGTGGCGAAGCGGCGGGTGGCAGACATCAGGCGAGCTGTCTCGTTATGCCCAATACCAAACTGTTCTTTAACAATTTGGCTAAAACGGCGATATTCGGTGTGTTCTTTCAATACGATCAAAACGCGACCAAGTTCAAACATCCCTTCCATTGTCTGCCGAACTGCTTGGCGACCTCGTTCCACCCAAGTGGCTTCATCGTAAATCTCGCCATAACCCCACTGCTCCATAACCATCATGCTGTGGGCAGCCTGAAAATTTTGGTTTGCTGTTACATCTTCTGCTACTACTGTTTGTTCCTTGTCTAACACTTCCATTTTTCACTCTCCAAATCTTTCCTTACGTCAGGAAAGATTTAATCTGTTAATCAATCTCAACCCGTCTGCCAATCTCGGCAATCCTGCTTTGCAGCCGTTCCTGCTGTTTGCGAAACCGCTCGGCGATTTGCAAGGTTTTAATGCTGTACGCAAAATTGCCGTTATCCAGCTTGGCAACCAAGCCCTCGGCGATTAAATCTTCCAAGTCACGGCTCACATGCACCGCTGATATGCCCAAGCCTTCCGCCAATTCCTTATTGCTGATGCCGATAATCGGATGCGCTTCCAACGCCTTAAATACGCGCAGAATGCGGCTGCCTTTTTTACTGGTTGCCATTGGGCTGCTCCCCGTTTTTCACAAGCCATTTATGTGAAATTTCTACCGCATCGGCACGCTTCCAAATCTTAACGGTTGCGCCTTGCAGTTCTTTATCCTTCATGGTTTGTTGCACCGCCATCATGCAAGCCATGCCACCTAACAAAGCCCGTTCTTTCATCGGTAATGCGCGAAAGTGCTCCAATAAAGTTTGTTCGGATTCGGATAAACCATCTTGTATTTTCATGTTTCTTTTTTCGCTCTTAGTCATTTGGCTGCTCCTTCAATCCCAGCTTGACGGCAATGTCATGCCCCTTGCCATAACGCCCCTTGCGCTGTCCGCCAACAACCAAATAAACATCGCGCGGCGTATAGCCGTTTTCACGCGCCCATTGCGCCAAAGTTTTGCCGTTTCGTTCAAAATTTTCTTTTAACTTTTCAACACTTATGCTCATATCTAGCCCTTTTTGTTTGTGATAAAATACTACCTTGCAGCACTAACACTTAATTAGTGCTGTCCGATGTGTGAATTATGTGATTTTAAAATCTCTTTTGCAAGGATTATTTTGTGATTTCTAAATCTCTTTTTGGTAATCGTTTGAAAGAACAAAGAAAAAAAATGGGCTTAACACAGGTAGCCGCAGCCCAAAAAGCAGGAATTGAACGGGAAACTTGGGGAAAATATGAACGTGGCGTATTCTTGCCTAGTGGAGATGTATTAATCTCTTTTTTGAATATCGGGATAGATGTCAGCGCATTATTTTCTGTTTCAGAGAGACAGTCTGAAAATTTGTTGGCGCAAGATGAGCAAGAACTATTAACTCACTACCGCCAAGCCAGCGATAACGGCAAATTTGTCATTTTAAGCGTCGCGCAGGGCGCAGAGAAAAAAGAAGCCGAAATTGAGATTGGTAAAGTAGCCTGATTTTTTTTAACGTCTTAAATAATGGAAACAACATGGAAGTTTTGATATTTCTTATCGTGCTTATTATTGCCGCATTTGCTTGGGAGCGCGTTGCTAAAAAACTGGGCGCAAAAGGCAAAGGTTTTTTCGTGCGCCATTTGGCGGGTTTAGCAGCTTTCAGCATCACAAGCATTGTTTGTATGATTATTGCCGTGCTGGCGTTCCCTGATTTGGGCAAATCCGCCAATCAAGGCACTGATCCGCAAGTGTCAGCTCAAAACAAGACAGAACAAACACCTGCTCCGACTTCTGCTTCTAAACCTGTTGCCACATCTGCACCAGCACAAAGTGCCAGTAAACCCGTTGTTGCAAGCGAAGCAAAACCAGCAGAACAGCCAGTTGCACATTTAGGATTGGATTTTGAAACATGGAAAAGCAGGGTAATGACGGATTTCCAATCTGCCAATTTACCTTTTGCCATTCCTGATAATACTGAGCTTGAGAAATCGGGAGATAACGATGCTAGAAAAGTGCATCTTATTCGGCTTGATAATGATATTTCCGCAGTTGTAGCCGTTGACCCAACAACCAGTAAAATCACCAGCGTTATGGTTAATATGGTCGGTTCTAACGATGGCGTTAAAAACATTCAAAACAGCGGGGCAGCTGCAATCATGCTGGCGGCAGTTGCTGGGGACAACGGCGAGAAAACCGTAGGCGGCAAAGTGATTAAAATGTTAGCCAATACCATTGAGCGTTTTAGCAAAAAACCGAATGACGAAAACGCGGGTAAAGAAAAGTTTGTAGAAAACGGTGTTAAATATGGGGTGCTGATAAGTAAAGTTACGCCCATTATGCTTTATGCCGAGCCCGATCAAGATACTTCTCAAACCAAAAACAAACGTAAATAACCCCACCCCTTTTTTAAAGCGCATTAAAAGCCCTTTAACCCCCCAAACCCGATAATCCCTATAACGATAACCAACGCTATAGGGATTTTTTATGTCCAAACCAAATACACAGCAGCCTGAACTGGCATGGCTTGCCATCGCCCGCCGCGAAATCGGCACGCGCGAAATCGCGGGCAAAGAACACAACAGCACCATCCGCAACTGGCTGATTGCGCTGGGCGCATGGTGGCAAGACGACGAAACGCCGTGGTGCGGCACATTCGTTGCCCATTGCGCACGCGAAGCGAAACGCGCCCTGCCGCAGCATTGGTATCGCGCCAAAGACTGGCTGAACACGGGCACGCGCTTGGATAAACCTGCCTATGGCTGCGTAGTCGTTTTTGACCGCGCGGGCGGCGGGCATGTGGGCTTTGTGGTGGGTAAGGATAAGCAGGGCAATTTAATGGTGCTGGGTGGCAATCAGGGCGATGCGGTGAACATTAAGCCGTTTGCGATGAGCCGCGTGGCGGGCTATGTGTGGCTGGATTGGGCAGATGGACGCAAATCCGCGCCCAAGCCTGAACGCTTTGAGTTGCCGTTGTTGGACAGCAATGGGCAGGTTTCGCGCAACGAACGCTAGGAGGCAGCCTGAAAATGAAACGGCACTCTGTTGTATTGGGTGCGCTGGTGGCATTAAGCCTAACCAGTCTTGCGCCGCCATCGCCTGAACTGACTTTAAAAGAACCCAGCCGACCGCGCCCGCAGCCGCACCCATTGGGCAGTGTTGCGCTGCGTAAACATCGCCACAGCGGCGTAGCAGCGGCGCGGCGGACTAAACGCAAAGGGAAACGATAATGAAGCTGCTCAAATGGCTATCAGGCTTAATCGCCAACCCCGCTACGGGACAAATCAGCCACACTAAACTCTGGGCAAACATCACCGCTGCCTGCATGACCTACAAATTTATTCAAACCGCCGATGCGCCCGAGTGGCTGTGGTGGGCATATGGCGGCATGGTCGGCGGCTACGCGCTGATTAAACGCGGCATCGCCGCTGTGCCGCAGGTGGCAGAAATCAAAAAGGGGCAAGGCGATGCTGAAAATTTGGAATAAATACAAGTTTCAGGCTGCCTGCGCGGGCTTTGTGGTTGCCTGCGCCTTATCCGCGTGGGCGGGCTATGCCGTGGCGCAAAGCGCATGCCACGCGGCAACGTTGCTCATCAAAAACCAATACGCCGCCGAGCAGCTCAAAGCCCAGCAAGCCTATTCCGCCGCGCTGGCGGATGCACTGGCAAAACAACAAGCGGCGGTGCAATGGGCGCAGCAACAGGGCGAGCAACTCGCCGCCACGCGCGCCCAGCTAGAACAACGGCAACACGAACTCAACAAGGAAATCCCCCATGCCACGCATCAAGATAATCAAGGCACTACTGTTTACAACGGCATTGGCAACCACAGCCTGCACCTCTACAACCGCGCCTTTGGTTACCCCGCCGATTAGGCAGCCTGAAATCCCACCCGTTTCCACTGAGCTGCTGGTAAAGCATGAACGCCCCGAGCGTCCCGCCAGCGGCTCGCCGCAACATTTGCTAGACCACGCCGTGCGCTACGGCGGCTATTGCCAAAAGCTAGAAGCGCAGGTTTCAGGCTGGCAGGCTTGGTATCGGCAGCAGCAAGGCAGCCTGAACGCAAAGGACACACCATGAACCCACTCAACGTAGAAACCCTAATCGGCGGCTTAACCAGTATGCTCACCGCCGCGCTGTGGTTTTGGGTCAAAACCATTTCCGACACCAACCGCGAAGCCGCCCGCGAGCGCGACGAAATCCGCCAAGAGCTTGCCACGCTCAAAGCCGCCCTGCCGCGCGAATATGTGCTGCGCGATGACTACATCCGAAACCAAGCGGTACTGGAAGCCAAAATGGACGGCATCCACAAAACCCTAACCGACCTTTACAAAATAGAAAGCGTGAAAAAATCATGAATGAAAAAGCACGCCGCGAAGGCATGCGCTGGCACATCATCAACACACTCAATAAAGCCCGCCCTTACACGTCCAGCGAAGTGTTCCTGCTGGACGTGATGCGCGGGATTTATCCCGATGCCACCGCCTTAGAATTGCGCCAGCAGCTGGACTATCTGAAAGACCGCCGCTTGGTGGAACTGGTCAAGCAGCCCAGCGGCATGTGGTTCGCAGATTTAAACCGCCTCGGCGTGGACATCGCTGAATACACCATTGATTGCGAAGCAGGCATCGCCCGCCCGCCGAAATACTGGGAGAGCTGATATGGCACGCCGAAGCAGCATAGACGCGCTACCCGAAGCCGTGCGCCACAGCTTGGAGCGCAAGCTGTCCGAAAACGGTTTTGCCAACTACACCGCGCTGGCAGACTGGCTGACCGCGCAGGGCTACGAAATCAGCCGTTCCGCCGTGCACCGCTATGGGCAGAAGGTGGAACGGCGTTTTGCCAGCATCAAAGCCAGTACCGAAGCGGCGCGGCTGATTGCCGAAGGCGCGGCAGACGAAGGCGACACCCGCAGCGAAGCACTAATGGCAATGGTGCAGACCGAGCTATTTGACGCGCTGGTGCAAATCGGCGAGCTGCCCGATGAAGAGCTGCCGCCGATGGAGCGGTTTGACCTGATGAGCGAAGGCGCGAAACGCATCGCGGGGCTGATTTCCGCCAGCACGCGGCTGAAAGAGTATCAAGGCAAAGTCAAAGCCCGCGCCCAAGCCACCGCCGATGAAGTGGCGCAGGCGATAAAAAAAGGCGGACTGTCGCACGACACCGCCGAGCAAATCCGCAAACAGATTTTGGGGATTGCGGTATGACCGAAAAAAACAATTTCAGGCAGCCTGAAAACCATAATCCGCCCAACGATAACCGCACGCCGATGGTGTTGCTGCCTTATCAGCAACGCTGGATTGCTGACCCCGCGTATGTGAAAGTATGCGAAAAATCGCGCCGTATCGGTTTAAGCTGGGGCGAAGCGGCGGATAGTGCCTTGCTGGCAGCGCAAACCAGTGGCATGAACGTTTGGTATATCGGCTACAACAAAGACATGGCGTTGGAATTTATCCACGACTGCGGCAACTGGGCGAAGTTCTACGGCTTGGCGGCAGATGAAGTGGAAGAGACAGAAGAAGTGTTTGCCGATGGCGACGACAAGCAGGCAGTGTTGGCGTTTGTGATTCGCTTCGCATCGGGCTGGCGCATCACCGCACTGTCCAGCCGCCCCAACAACCTGCGCGGTAAGCAAGGGCGCGTGATTATTGACGAAGCCGCGTTCCATGACGACTTGCCAGAGTTACTCAAAGCCGCAATGGCGTTACTGATGTGGGGCGGGCAGGTGCACATCATCTCCACCCATGACGGCGTGGATAACCCATTTAATGAATTGATTACCGACTGCCGCGAAGGCAAAAAGCCCTACACCGTGCACCGCATTACCTTTGACGATGCGCTCGCAGACGGCTTATACAAACGCATCTGCCTACGGCGCGGCATAGATTGGACAGCCGAAGGCGAAGCCGCATGGGTTGCCGAAATCCGCGCCAGCTACGGCGACGATGCAGCGGAAGAGCTGGACTGCATCCCCAAAAACGGCGGTGGCAAATGGCTGAATCGCGCCTTGATAGAAAGCCGAATGTCGCCCTACACACCTGTGCTGCGCTACGACCAAACAGACGAGTTCGCCCTGCTGCCCGAGCACCAACGCGCCGCCGAAGTGGCAGACTGGCTTTCAGGCAGCCTGAAACCGCTGTTAGCCGCGTTGGACAACACCCGCCACAGCTTTGTTGGCGTGGATTTCGCCCGCAACGGCGACCGCAGCGCGATTGTGCCGTTAATCCGCCAGCAGGATTTGCGGCTCATTCCGCCGTTTATCCTAGAACTCGGCAATATGCCGTTTAAACAGCAAGAGCAAATCTGCACCTATCTGTTCAGCGGCTTGCCCAACTTGCTCGGCGCAGCCTTGGACGCACGCGGCAACGGACAATACCTTGCCGAAGCGATGCAAGACCAATTCGGCGGCGAGCGCGTGCAAGCCGTGATGCTGTCGGAAAACTGGTATCGCAGCCACACCGCGCCATTTAAAGCCGCGCTGGAAGACGGCACGCTGGATAAATTGCCGCGCGATGAAGACATCTTGACCGACCTACGCGCCTTTGAGTTGATTAAGGGCGTGCCACGTATTCCCGACACCCGCACGCGCGGGCAAGACGGCAACAAACGCCACGGAGACACTGCCATCGCGCTGGTTTTGGCGCATTACGCCAGCCGCGAACTCAATATCGGCGCGGTGCGTGTCAATAGCCGAACCGTTCGCCGTGCAAGCCGATTGACCAATGGCTATTGATTTCAGGCAGCCTGAAACAGGAAATCCCATGAAACCCCACATCAAACTTAAAACCCCGCACGGCACCATCGCCCCCACCACCGAACAGCTATCCAGCCAAATCGCCGTACTCTCCCGCTTCGGCATGAGCGGTTTTGGCGGCTGGCTGCCTAATCCCGACCCGATACTGCGCAAAATGGGACGGCAGATAGACGTGTACCGCGAGCTTCTGCGCGACCCGCTAGTCGGCGGGCAAGTGCGCCGCCGCAAAGCCACCGTGGCGCGGCTGCAATGGCGGCTAGACGGCGACGATGTGCCGCAAAATGTGCGCGACACCATTCAGGCTGCCCTAGAATCCCACGACCTAGACCGCCTGATTAAAGACATCTTAAACGCCACCCTGTTCGGCTATCAGCCGATAGAAATCATCTGGCAGCGCGGCAGCTTGTGGCTGCCTGAACGCATCATCGCCAAACCACCCGAATGGTTCGGCTTTGACGATAACGCGCAACTGTATTTCCACCAAAACGGCGCAAATGCCGAGCCGTTGCCTGCCTACAAATTTCTCTGCCCCACGCAGGAAGCCGATTACCGAAACCCCTACGGCTTGGGCGATTTGGGCTTGGTGTTTTGGGCAGTAACCTTCAAACGTGCGGGCTTGAAATTCTGGGCGGAGTTCACGCAAAAATACGGCAGCCCGTGGCTGATTGGCAAAGAGCCGCGCTCTAACACTGATGCCGACACCAATAAACTCTTGGACGCGCTGGAAGCCCTAGTCGGCAACGCCGTCGGCACCATTCCAAACGATTCCAGCGTAGAAATCCACGAAGCCAGCGGCAAAGCCGCATCGGTCGATGCCTACGACAAACTCATCCGCTACTGCCGCAGCGAAATCAACATCGCGCTGCTCGGGCAAGACCAAACCACCGAAGCCAACACCAACCACGCCAGCGCAACCGCAGGGCTGGAAGTAACCGACGACATCCGCGACAGCGACAGCCGCATTGTGATGGGCGCAATCAACCAGCTGATTGATTGGATTTGCGAGTTGAATTTCGGCGATGTTGCCCGCCCCAAATTCGTGTTATACGAAGCCGAAGCCTACGGCTCAACCGAGCTTTCCCAGCGCGATTTGAATTTGCACCAAATCGGCGCACGGTTCAGCAACGACTATTTCGCCCGCGCCTATGGTTTCAAAGACGGCGATTTGCTGCCCGAAAGGCAGCCTGAAAATGCCAATTTCGCCGAACATCATCACCATGAATACAACCAAGCGGCAGACGTGCCACAAATCATGGAAACCGCCGTTTCAGGCAGCCTGAAAACCAATCCGCCCGATGTAACCGGCGAACTGGTGGGCAGCCTGAAAAACGGCGCAACGCCCGAAGCCGTCTTGCAGCAACTTGCCGACAGCTATCCCGACTGGGACGATGCCGCCATGCAGAACGAACTGGCGCGGCTGATTTTCCTTGCCGATGTGGTCGGACGGTTGGAAGCGCAAGCAGAATTGGCGGAGGGCTAAACCGTGAACCAAGCCGAAATCGCCGCGCTGTTCCAAATGCAGCCTGAAAACGCCATCGCCTACCTGAAACAAAAGCGCGTTACCGAAAGCTGGGATTGGCAGGATATGCTGGACGATGCCCATGTTTCCGCGTTCACCATTGCCAAAAGCGCCGAGATGGATGTTGCCCATGACATCCATCAAGCCGTGCTCAAAGCCGCCGAAACAGGGCAGACGTTTGACGACTTCAAACGCGATCTGATGCCCGTGCTGGAAAAGAAGGGCTGGGTAGGGCGGCAAACCGTGCCCAACCCCGACACGGGCGAAGAGCAAACGGTGACGCTCGGCACACCGCACCGTCTGAAAACCATTTACCAAACCAACCTGCAATCCGCCTATATGGCGGGGCGCTACGCCGAAATGAGCGCCGCCACCGCCACGCATCCCTATTGGCAGTATGTAACCGTGAACGACGGCAAAGTGCGCGAAGCCCACCGCAAGCTGCACGGGCAAGTATTCGCCGCCGACGACCCCGTGTGGGACACACTCTATCCGCCACTGGACTACCGCTGCCGTTGCCGTGTGCGTCCCTTATCACGCAGCCGAGGCGCGGCATTGGTGCAGCCCTCGCCCAAGCTGGAAAGCATCATTGTGGACATCGGCACAAACCCCGCCACAGGCGAGGAACGCTACGCCCAGCGCACAGGTTTCAGGCTGCCCGACGGCACATTCGCCGCCCCCAGCGCAGGCTTTAACGCCAATCAAGGCAAAACCTTTCTGCAACGCACCGCCCGCATGGCGGTGGAAAAAGCCCAGTTCGCCCCGCCCGAGCTTGCCAAAGTCGCCGTAAAAGAAATGATGAAACAAGAGAAATTTCGCAACGCACTCACGCTGGCGCAGTTGCAATGGGTGGCGGAGTTGTTGGGGTTGAGAGAATAGGAGAGATTGATGCTGACCATCAGCTTAAACAGCCAAGACGTAGAACGCGGGCTTAACCAGCTATTGAGAAACATCCAGCACCGCCAGCCCATGATGCAAGGCATCGCCGCCGAGTTGCTCAGCATGACCGAAGACAACTTCGAGCGCGAAAGCTGGGGCAACGAGCCGTGGCAACCCACCCATCGCGACGGCAAAATGCTGCAATTGAGCGGGCAACTCGCCGCCAGCATCCACACCCTTGCCACCAACCAGCGCGCCCAAATCGGCAGCAACAAAATCTACGCCGCCATCCACCACATCGGTGGCGACATCCACGCCCAAAACGCCCCCTACTTGATGATACCGCTGGGCAACGGACGCTTCGCCCGCAAGCAATCCGTAACCATTCCCGCCCGCCCCTATCTCCCCATCAATGCCAACGGCGAACTGCAAGCAGGCGGCGCAACCTGCATACTGGACGTTGCCCGAGATGCCCTTGCCCACGGTGTATAA